CTACATACTCTATCTTTATACCCTCTGCTCTATTGAAGCTCGTTTTAGTAGCACATATCCCTAAAACAGTTAGGTCATAAGCTAATCTCCTTTTAGTTTCTTCGTATCTGTTATAAGCTAATGTATTGTCTATGAGCTCTTCCTCTGCTATTTCAACAGTTTGTTTATAGCTCATTTGCATGTAAAGATCTAATTCTTCCTGACTAGCTGGTAAATCGCTAGGATTAGAGACGTTATATAAATCTAAACCAAGATCAGTCTTAAAGTTCTCCAGCGTCTGTCTCATATTTACATCCCTAGAAACAGCTTTGGCATATTTTGATTTTTGCTCTATAGAAAAAGGATCTTGAGCTACTGTTTGAATATCGTAGGACTTATTAGACATTCCATTAACAACAATGTCTACGAACTTAGGTATAACTGGTACGGGTTTCCAGTCTAAATTTAAATAAGATAAATCTCCGTTTATAGATAACTCGTCTTTATACTTAGCTATTGATTGTTCACCTCTAGCGTATAATCTAAGTTGGTGATAATTGCTGTAGCTCTGAGCGTACCTGTTGCCAGAACGACCTTCTTGAAACCACTCTCCCTCGATAGCTCTAGCGACTTGAACCCCGTAATCTAAGCTTGCTTTAACTTCATCACTAACCACTTGGCTAGGGAAAGAGCTATTAGTATTGGTGTATACTTTCATTTATCTTATAATTTTTGACGATGTACCTTTGTTATCGTATCGTTTTATACCTAAATTTATTTTCTTGTATTCTTTTTTAGCCACAGGAGTATATCTATTCTTGTTACAAGCCATTATAGCTAAACCAGAGCTAATAGAAGCATCATGCTTTGTTCTATTATTTATGTTAAACTTAGCCCAGTCTTCTAGTGTTCTTTGAAAATACATATTACCATAACCGTTAGGTGTATTACCAACGTTTTCCTCTACATATGTTTCAATAGCGGCTGCGTGAGCTTGTTTCATATCTTCACTGGAGTTTGGCACTCCACCTATTTCTCTTTCTGTGACAGATAATTTATTGTATATCTTATCTGGTCTATTCATTGAAAAACCTCTATAGCCTCTTCTTTTAAAATGATACAACAACCTGGGCTTATTATTTTCTGCCAGTATTGGCATACCATAAAAAACACAAGCCATTAACACGTCTTCAAAGAATATTTCAGCTGTTTGAGGTCTAGCTATGTATTCTAGGAAAAACAAGTTTGGTGGTACATTTTCCATTGAAAACTTAGTCAACCCATGTAAGGATCCGTTAGAACCTCTCTTATCAACAGTACCTGATATATCATAACTATCACAACCAAACGCTCCGCAGTGCTCATTACCCGCGTATTTAACACCGTTCTTTATTATTACTCTATTTTGCAGATCAACAGGTGGAACCCAAGATATTTTAAATCTTCCATCTTTGTTTGGGTAGAATAAGACTCTACTGTCTTTAATTCCATTTTCCCACATAAAGCTACCAGTTGTAATAGTAGCTGTATTATGTAAATCAGCATTGTAATCTATTTGTTCGTATATTTTTGTTAAGTTAAATAAAGACTCTTTGGCTTCATCTCTAAAAGCGTGTTCTTCTGTTCGAGGGAATTGGCGGTAATATTCGTTTAAACCGTCTTGATCATTCTTTAAACCTTCTACCTCGTTTTGCCAGTGCTCTATAACTCCATTAGTTATTATTTCGCCACTAGGGTCTTTAGTTTCTTTTTTGGGGTTGTCGAATACAGGTAATCCATAAGCATCAATGAATCCTTCGTAGTTCCACTCCATAGGAATGAACAAACTATATAATCCCGAACTAGTCTGTCCGTTGCGGTTTCTTTTTTCGACATTTGAAGCATAGTAAAGTTTTTTAAAGTTTCCACCACCTTTTTCTAAAGCGTTAGAAGTTGAGCCCATCATGCATTTACCAACGATCCTACTACCCAACCTTAAACAAGTCTTTGTGACTCGCCAGTTGTTTAATATATTATCTGGTCTTTCCCATTTTCCACTTTCATCGTGTACTAATAGTTTTAATTTTTCACCATCATAGGAGTTGTCTCCTGTATTCTTCCAGTCAATAGTTGTATCTAACCCTTCTAGTTCCTCCTCGGTTTCACCTTCGTTAAGTTTACGTCTGGTGAGCCTTGACGCGGGTACCCTATAGGCGAGTTCCGTTTTTGGGCGATCCATTCCGTCTTGTATTGGTTTGAAAAAGAACGGGTAGTTAATAGAAATGGGTACAACTTTATCTGTGAACATTTTCTTAGCATCGGAGCCAGATTTGGACAATATCCCAAACCGTGAATCCGTTGATATTGTGGCCATATTAACGGTCTCCCCAGACGCCATGAATGAAAATCCTGAACGTCTATTCTTGAGATACGACATTCCATAACACCTCTTGTCTGCTTTACAAGCTTCCCAGAATATGAAGAATATTCTATTTGATTCCCTATAATCTGCTGCCCCAACATCAATCTTGGACCACTGCAAGTACATGTAATGAGTACCAGTAATGTAAGTTGGATTACCATTGTTATAGAACCAAAAACCTTTTTCTCTTTTTTCAAATTCCCCATCTATGTATTCGTACCATTTTTCTTTAAAGTCGGTTGGATACCTCTCCCAATCAAAAACACTCTTTATTTTAGATAGCTCTTTTGGATACTCCAACTTAGTCCAAACTTGATCTTCTTTGTCCTGAGAACACTTGTAAACGTTCTTAGGTTTTAACGGTAATGCTATTTTCAAGTTTTGAATCTCTACAATTTCACCTATAGTTCCATCGCTACTTATAATAACTATATCATACTCAGGGTTATAGCCTTTTTCCCACTTCTTGTATCTATTGTTTCTTTTAAGTACCTTTGGCTTTATGTGATCTTTGACAGTACGTATCAGCGTTTGCTTATACATTACTTAGATCTACCTTCAGCAAAACCCTTAAAAGATCTTTCTTGTTTAACATCTTTTGGTTTCTCTTCCAAAAGTTTTTCTTCTTCTTCTATTCTACTAAGTATTTCAAAAGCGTCAAAAATAGCTAACTTCTTTGTAGCTGCGGCATTTTTTAATCTATCAGCAGATATGTCATCGTCTGAGTCAACTATTTTTTCCTTAGCTACCTGAATTAATTCCTCAACTGCTTTTTGCCCAGCTAGGATTATATTCTTTTTCGTCTCCTTTATATTCATACTTGATTGCAATATCATTTGATTTCATACAATATAATCGTTCGCCATCAACTACAAATTCAAACTCACCATACGGAGTATAACCTATTAGGTCGCCAGGAACGATTTTAAGAGCTTCTAAGGAACTATTACCATATTTTAGTATTCCTATAAGCTTTCTTTCTTTATCCAGTGTTAGATCATTATTATCTAACAAGGGTTTTACAAAACAACGATCTTGAAAAGAACTCCAAGTGCCGTTACTACTGTATAAGTATATTTGGTCAGGTGAACAAAAATACAAGTCATCTACAAATTTAGATCTACTATCTTTTCGTTTACCTCTAATATCAAAAAAACTTCTAAAAACATTGTGATGTATAATAATCACGTCACCTTCTTTAATCGGTGTAGAGTAAGCAGAGGGAGTTGAAACTACTACCGCTCTATTGCTTACAGCTTTGAAGTCTTCAGTATTAGTGTTAGTTATAAGGCTTTTGTCACCTACCTTTATCTCAGTATCGTATCTTTTATTTAAAGGTTTTACGATAAAGTCAAATAAACTTTTCATTAGTATTCTAGATCATATTCAACGGATATAGCCATGTTAGAATTAAACTTCTTCCATGGCATTACCTCGTCCTTTTTTTTGATATAGATACTATAAGAACTATCATCTTCAGAGTAAAGTATGGCCGATATAGTATGACCTCCATAAACCTGTTGACCAACAGCGTAGTGCATCGCATCGTTTTTGTAATCAGAACCTATACTTATTTTTCTAACTACAGAGTTCATTAGTCTTCAGATTTAACCACGGTTAAGTCCGAGTCATCATTTTCAACGATGTTAGTATAACTACCATCACTCATATTGATATTGATAGCTCCATACTCTTCTTCTAACTCTTTCTTTGTAGCTTCTATTTCTTGAGAGATAACAGCTTGAGCATGCAAAGCTTCGTGCTTACGAACTTCAATAACTCCAATATCGGTTAAAATACCTTGCAATCTTCCTTGTTGCTCTTTAATTTTCTCTAATTGTTCTTTTGTGATTTTACTCATTTTCTTTGATTTGATTAAATTTATATTTACTTATCTTTATTATCACTTGATTTTTTGTTCTTTTCCCATGTCCTACCAACAAAATAAGCACCATAAGTAGTCATCAATAAAGTTTGAAAAACTGGTATATATGCTGCGTTTATTTTAAAGCCACCTATGTTACCATCTGCAAAAGCTAAAATAGTAAATACAGCCGTCAAATAAACCATTACAAGCGGCCTAATATTCTTAGATAGAAAAGAATCAGACTGCATATCCATTTTCCACCTGTCTGTAACCTGACTCTGAGCGTCTTGGTCTGCTTTTTCTAGTAGTTCTTGTATTTTGTATTTAGCAGCTAACCTTTCCTCGTCTGTAGTTGTTAGTTTATCTATAACTCCACCTACATCTTTTATTAAGTTACCGCTTAAAAAACTTAGTATTTTTTTCATTTTTTATTTTTACCTCTCGTACATTTTACCTTGCTTGTTGTAACCGTGTTTTATCGGTCTAAAATTAGCTTGATAACCACGATTATTAACTAGTTTTTTAGCATCACGCCTAGAGACTCTGTATACATTTGAATTTTCTTCTCCTCTAACAAAGTAATCACCTGTTTGACCTTCTATAGAAGCTACTTTGTAATTACCTAGTTTTTCTCCTTTTCTCGGGAACCGCGTGTTTAAGTCGTTTTGCTTATGCTTAGATGCTGATTTTTCGAAATCTCGTTTGTTAACTTGGTTCGCAATCTGTGCCTCTATAGATTTATCGGAATAACTAGTAAGAGTTGGCGGTTTGTAACCTGGATGATGTTTTTTCTCAGCAGACGGTTCGTTAGGATCTTTGTGATCTTCACTGTGAAGGTATAAAGGCCCAGTCTTGTAAAAAGCTGTTTTTGATGATGTCTTTAATTTTGCCATTTTTATTTTATTTATGATTTTCTATATGCTTCTTTTTCCCAGGGCAAGTTTTTCGCCCCTTCATTCATTTTAGCTCTTGAGTATTTTTTACCTTTCCAATAAACGTTGTTATCGTCGTAATCTAAATCACCACGTTTAATTTGGTCTACATGTATCATTTCGTGGTTTATAACCTCTTTAGATTTAGCCGGGCTTAAGTACTTGTTTATAAGTATTGTACCATTATTGTTAGCCATACCTAAAACACCTTCCTCCATATCAACTTGATATATAGGAGTATTATCACACTCGAATGGTGGTTTAAGTTTAAATGCCATACTAGTACTTACAGCTTTTCTTTTTAGCAGGAGCATCTGGTTTTGCTGACTGAAAACCTGATTGACAATGCTTAGACAAAAATGATCCTTGCATTTTAGCTGGTGAATCTCCGTAAGCCATTTTAGCTGCAGAATCAGTATCGTGTCTAGCGTTTTCTAAGTAATGTAATCTAGCACTTGCACTTAGATTCTTATTGTATGCTTCTTTTTGATCGTATTTTTTACCTTTATTCATAGTTGTTTATTTTTACCATTTAACCTTATCAGCCCAATAAGCAGCTGACATTTTACCTTTCTTTATATTTTTAGCATGTCTAGCTTTAAAACTAGCACGTCTAGCTTTTTGCTTAGCTGACTCTCCTTCCTTAGGTTTACCAGCAGTGCTAACTCCTTGTTGTCCAAATCTGATTATTTTCTCTTTGCCACCTGAGCAAGCTTTTACTACGTGGGACTTAGTTGCATGACTAGGAGTTTTCTTAGGCTTATTGCAAGCCATTTTTGATTTTTCTAATTTAGCCATACTACTTCTTGTTTAGATTGTACCATTTTTGAACTGTGTAACCAATAGACACAGCTAATAAAGTCAGCTTTAGCACTACGTCTATACTAGACATAGAGACAGCAAACGCACTAACGTTTAACATGTACAGTTTTACATCTCCCATTGACATCATGTTATCACTTAGCTCTTTGAGTAATCGGTCCTTTCAAGGAGTCACAACCACAGTCTGCTAGTTTTAACCTCATGCCTTTTGATCCACTACTAGAACCTTTACCGTGAGGTCTACCTAGTTGACTTAACGGTCCGTCCCAAATAGTGTTTTCACCAACTACGCCTCCGGCGTTAACATCAGCTTTTGTTACTTTTTTTGCCATAATTTTTTATTTTTTATTTTTTATACCCTTCAGTTCTTGCTTTTATAACATCAGCCTGCGTTATTTTACCATCTCCAGTCTGGTCTTTAAAGTATACAGGAGCTTGAATATATCCAGCTTGATTTTGTAATGATCTCTGTCTTTGACTAACATCTCCAAACATTATGTTTCCAGCATTAGTTACAGACTCATTAAAAAGTGGATCAGCGTTACCTTGCATATTTGCTGGAGATGGAGTTTCATACGTCATTTGTACTGGTGTTATCTGAAATTTTTGTCCTCCAAAAGGATTTGAGCTACCAGCTGGCCCTCCAGTTCCTGATAAAGTATTGCTTGCACCTATAGTTGCTCCTTCATTTACAGCTGCTTGAGCTGCTTGGGCCGCTTGGCTTACTTGCCCAATAGCACCACCAACTCCTCCTGTGTTTGGCGCGGCACTCATCATTGATTGTCCGTTTCCTGATCTACCAATAGCACCTAAGGATGCCATTGCAGCCCCAATAAACTTTATTGGTGGTTTTTTCTTATTGTACATAGTTATCTTTGTTTATCGTTATTAACATTATATATGGCTGTAGTTAAAACTTTATCCGTGTAACTATTACCTTTAATTATTTTATTTCTTCTAGAACTAGTTGGTATATCTTCTTCACCTAACATAGTTCTGTATATCCTGCTTATAAGCTGTTTACCTTTGAAGGATATTTGGTATATGTGGTATAGCTGAGTAGTTCTATTTCTTTTTCTCCACACTCTTATCCAGTCAGCTTTCAGAAGCTTGTTCCAACGTCTGTTGTCCCAGCTGTAAGAATATGATCCAGTTTTAAAGTCTTGCTTTGAAAAATGCTCCATACAATCAAGATATATTAAAAGCTCTAAATCAGCGTCATTTAAATTGTTGTTTTTACAGGCCCATTTGCGTATTATACGGTAATGTTTTAGCAAGTTCATATCTTTTATGTCCCTCGCGTCTAGCCTTTTCATAAAACAACAACTATATCTTCTAGTTTAATAACGTGATAAAAGTCTTTATCTATTTCTATCCTGTGACCGGCGTGTCTATCAAAAAATATTTTATCATTTTCTTTAACGCCAACTACATCACTTCCAATAGAAATTACACTAGCTTCTATATATCTAATATCTTCTCTGTGTGACTCAGCAAGAAGTAGACCACCTTTTGTTTTAGTGGTCCCCTCTTTTTGTTTCTTTATGATTAAATTCCTACCTATTGCTTTCATCTCCAACTCTTAAATTATTGATTACACAATCTGTAGATAATATCGTAGTCGCTACCGAAGCCGCGTTTCTTAAAGCGCTTTTAGTAACCAACAATGGATCTATAATGCCAGCTCGTACCATATTTACGTCCTTACCTGTAACCACATTTAATCCTCTATTTTTTTTATCAGGATAAACTAATTCTAAACCAGCGTTGGAAAGAATTGTCTCATAAGGTGCTTTTATAGCTTTTAGTAAAACTTCTTCACCTTTGTTTTTAGATTTTGTATATGTAGACGCGTTGAGCAAAGCAATACCTCCACCTGGAATTATACCTTCTTTGATTGCGGCTTTTGTAGCGCAGATAGCGTCTTCGACTCTATCCGCCTTTTCTTTAAGTTCAATATCTGAATTCGCTCCAACCTTGACAACTGCAACCTTAGCAGATAAACGTGCAAGTCTAGTCTCAAGTCGTATAACGTTTGCAGGAGATTTTTCAGTTTCAAGCTGATCTTTAATTTTTTGAATAAGCTCATTTACTTCTTCTGGTGTTTCTTTTATTTGTATAATAGTATCTTGCTCACCAGTTACACTTCTAACGCATTCACCTAACTTATCTACTGATATAAGATCTAAGTCATCTCCAAGATCTTCGTTTATAATAGTAGCACCAGTTAACATGGACAAGTCAGTTAAAGTATCTTTTTTATTGATACCAAAAGTAGGTGCGTTAATTACGTTAACTTTTATATTTCCTTTAACTTTATTCATTGCTAAAGCAGATAAAACTGGTTGATCTATATCTGCAACAATAAGTAATGACTTCGTATTTTTAATAACGTATTCTAAAACAGATTGAATTTGCCTAATACTCTCTATAGGTGAATCAACTAGTAAAACTAGAGGATTTTCAAGTACAGCTTCTTTTGTAGATTTGTTTGTTACGAAATTAGAATTAGTCAAACCTTTTTCATACTGTATACCGTCGACCACATCTGCATAGGTTTCAGATTCATTTGTAGTCTCCATCATAACCACTCCCGTCTCTCCTACTGACCTAAAAGCGTCTCCAATGACTTTACCTAAGGTTGGATCGTTGTTTGTTGATATAGTGGCCACAGAATCAATCATATCACCTGTTACCTGTATAGAGTTTTTCTCTAAGTATTTTACAACTTTTTCAACAGCGCTGTTAATGCCATTTTTCAAGTCTCTATTATTGTATTCTTTATCAAGCTTGTAAGCTTGTTTAAGTATAGAATGAGCTAACACTGTAGCTGTGGTCGTTCCATCACCCGCTTCTTTAACAGTTTTTCTAGCTGCTTCTTTTAATAATGTGGCGCCCATGTTTTCTACGGGGTCTAGCAAGACTATAGAGTCAGCTACGGTCACACCATCTTTAGTGATTACCGGTTTACCACCACCGTCTTCTAAGATAACACATTTGCCGCTAGCTCCAAGAGTGGAGCTAACAGCTTTAGTTAGTTTTTCTATACCTTTAAATACTGTAACTTTAGCATCTTCTCCAAAGTTTAAGTTTTTAACAATTTTGTCTGACATAATTTAATTAAATTTGATTTGATTTGATATATTTATATCATTACTTGAAATAGTGGTTTTTTACCTAATTAAATCTCAGTTGTTGGCGGTATAGGGTCTTGCCATGTAAAGTATAGGTCTTCATTAACTGGTGTAATTTGAGACTGTATGTCAGCAGCTATACTAGCTTGCATTTGATCTACATCTAAAGAATCTTCTAACCAACCAATAACCACAGCTTCAAAAGCTTCAGTGTCTTCGTAAGGCGTAAAAGGCTCTCCAGCTACATAAGTGTAACCTTGCGTACCTATGTTGGTTGCGGAATAAACTTTACCATTTGATTCTTCAGAACCTGTGTATATGTAATGTACCGTGTAGATCACATTGTCTTCACCTTCTGATTGAATGTGAGCGTTCATTGCTGGGATGCCCCATTTGTAAGTAATTGCCATTGTTTAATTGTTTTCTAATGTTTGTATTCTTGTTTCTAACTGTTCTATTTTTTCAATCGCTTCTTTCAATGCTGCTGCTAGCAAAGGAACTATTTTGGATTGGTCTATTTGTTGAGGATCTAAAGTCCCGTCTTCTCTAAAAGCGTCTTTATCTCCTGTAACAGCCTCTGGAATAACCTCAGCTAATTCGTGAGCTATAAACCCATCAACTTTTTCTTCGTCTAATCTATCTTTCCAGTTAAACCTATGTACGTTTAGTTTTTTTACTCTTTCAGAAGCTCCTTCTAAAACTGTTACATTGGTTTTTAATCTGTAGTCAGAGTTTACATAAAACGCTGAGGCAGATATTGATTTGTAAGGAATACCATTAACTCCTCCTGCGTATAAACTCGTTGTAAAGTACAGGGTTCCGTAGTAACTTTTCATCCCATGAACTCCATATCCAGTGTTGATTTCAAATCCTTTCGTAGTTCCTGCGCCCGCCCGTATATTTCCATTTACGTCTAGTTTACCCGCGGGGTTAGTAGTTCCGATGCCGACGTTACCTTGATAGTTGATAACCATTCTAGTTTCTGGTGAACTCCCAGTATTTCCCAAATTTGTTGCAAACTGCAATTCACCACGACCAGCATTACCTGTTCCAGAGGCCAATGTTTGTATACCTCTTATTCTAGCACTAACATAACCAGCCGAACCGTCGTCTTTAGTACCAAATTCAATATCCCCGTTAACTTGATTAACGGTAGATACTGTTGTTGCGTTCATTAAAGCGATTACAGCTTGACTATTAGTAGTAGAACCAGTGATCCATAAATCAGGAGAACTACTACTACCTGTAGGCGAACCTGAAAATGTATTATTAATATTTAACAAACCACTTGTACCGTTGTACAGTGCTGAACTATTTGCTAATGCCGAAGTAGTACCCCATTTTGGAATATACCCAGCAGTACCTGAACCCGTAACGGTGCCAGCGTTAGCTGTGTAACCACTAGGGTTGGAAGCTGGATAATAGTAAGCTCCTTCTTGACCATCTAACTTATCTGCATCAAGCCCTGAGCCGGCACCGTCAGTCATACTAGTCCATACTTCTCTCCAACCTGGACTATAAGTACTACCTTGGTCATTGTATATAAAAACTCCGCCAGCAGAACCACCTGTGTTAGGCGCGATAGCTAGTGTAGTTATATTTCCTCTTGTTGTGTCTGAAGAGTTGTCAGTCCAAGTTATCCAAGATGAGCCTGCTGTTTCTGTAAAACCACCAGCATCTGTTAGGTTATAATTACCGGCATAACTCCAAGATGTTTTAAACACTGAAGAGTATGAATCAAAACCACCATCACCTTCAATCTCAGCCATTACTTGAGCAGTGGTAATATTGGGGGAAGTTCCGTTTGTAAAAGCTGGTACACCTAAAGATCTTATATCATTAAAAGGCGTACGTGTTGAAATAGCACTTGTAACAAAAGCTGTTGAGGCAGCTCTAGTTGAATTGTCGCCAGCAGCTCTTGTACCAACTACTGGATTTACATTAAAAGTAGTAAGAGCATTACTTCTATCTATGCTAAAAGCTGTAAGACCAGTTGTGCTATTGTTGTGAGCTTTAACAATTAATTTATTAGTACTATTTCCGTCATTAAAAAACGAAAATCCATAATTCATATCATCACCACTCAAGGTTTCAGCTAGCTCTAATTTAGAACCTGAATTTCCAAAACCTCCAATTCTAACTATAGGTACCTCTGTAGCGCTTGCTCCTTGAACGTGTAACTTAGCCCCAGGACTAGTCGTTCCGATACCAACATCACCACCATCTGTGATACGAATTCTTTCTTCTTGGGCGGCGTTATATGGTGAAGTATAAAAAGCTAATCCTGAACTAAAAGTTGTTGTTGAGGTTCCGTTTCCATTTTCACAAACAGCTACAATACTTGCTGCTGTTCTTGCGCCTACGCCTGAAGTATCTTCTCCATAAAATTCAATTTTACCTAACTCATCATCTACA